CCGTCATGAACCCATAGGCGTTGCGTTTCACGATGAAGCACGCATAGGCCCGTTTGCCGGAGATGTCGGTCACGCGCGGCACTTGGTCCGTTACGATGACATCCATACCCAACAGTTTGCCCATCCAGCCTGGAACGTCGATCCGGTTTTGTTGCGGGATCGCGTCGGCTTTCAGGAAGCCCGCGGTGCTATCGTTCAACAGCGACAACGAGTGCGCACTGTGCATGAAGATAGCGACGGCTTGATCCGACTTATCCCCAAAGCCCATGATGCGAGCAGTGTTGATGTTGTTGACGTTGGCGACATCCGACGTGGTCGAGGCGACCATACCGGCGACATAGTTGCCGCTGGTGTTGATCTCGGTGATGAGATCGGCGTCGATCTTCTCGGCGTGGACACGACCCATCTGCATTTGCGCTTCCGCAAACAGACGATCTTGGCGAGCAGCCGAAACACGGAGAGCTTTTTTCTTAAAGCCCACCGCTTTGCCCACTTCTTTTACCGTGGCCGAGAAGCTGTCATCTTGCAGCTTATCAACCGCGAGACCTTCGTCTTGCGCCGGTTCTTGCGCCGCGCCAATGGCCTTGAAGTAGGGGAAGTTTACGGTTTCGCCGGGAGCAGCGGTCAACGTGTTGTCTTGCAACGCGTAGGCGCCGAACACGAGCTTTTTATCGAAGTAGGCAGAAATGTGCTCCTGCCATACTTTGGGACTAAACGCGAAATCACCTGATTGGGTAGCACCCATGAGTGAATCTCCTAAAGATTAAAAGGTTTTTAGTAAGTTTTTGCGTCTTGCTTCGGCCATTAATCTTTCGAAGAGCTGAGGGTTTTTAGAATAAAGGTTGGTCTTCTCGATGGTTCCCATTTCTGCGAACCGCTCGGCGGTCAACCCCTTCTGACCCTTACTCGGCTTGGGATCGGAGCCATCTGACTCACTATCATCGTCGGACTCGTCATCATCACTTTGGCGTCCTGCGCCTTTGGTGATGCTGGTACTAAATCCGCGTTTCCCCTTACCGGCACCCTTTGCTTTCTGTGCGATTGCTTCAAGAGCTTCTTCGTCCAGCTCCTCGCCCTCATCAAGAGCAGCGACTTGCTTTTGCACAAGATACTCGAAGTAATCTCTAGAATCGGGTGGCACTCCGTAGCTATATGCCGCTTCCAAGACTGCCGTTTGGAACTGCTGCGCACCAAGCTGCCCCGAAAGGGCTTCTGCCTGCTCTTCGGGGGTTAATTCCTCACCGTCTTTCAGACCCAGAACTTTCGCCACCGAGTTCTGAACGCCAGTGATTTGCTTTCGCAATTCGGCTACTTCCGTCTTGGAAGCATTCCGTTCTTTGCGGTAACGCGCGTTCTCTTTACGAAGCTTTTTGACGTAATCCTTCGTCTGCTCAGGAGACCATTGCGAAGTATCCTCATCGTCTGATTCGGAATCTTCCTCTTCTCCCTTGTCACCTTTTTTTCCGGAGCCTTCCTCTTCGGACTCTTCGTCCTCATCGTCTTGCTCTTCGTCGTCTTGGTGACCTTCCAAGTTTTTCTTTTTGATTTCGTCTTCAGCGTCAGGCTGATTAGGCTTCGACATAATTATAACCCATTTCCTTTCGGTTTTAGTTGCGGTGAATTCCGCGGAAAGAAAAATTGTATGGGCGCAAGGCTGAAAAAGCTCGACGCGGCGCTAACTTGCCAGATCGTAATATGTGATGCATTGTGATGCACTACACCATAAAACGAGGGGAAAAGACTCATGGTCTTCACGAAGAAAGACGTCGAAGAGATCGAAAAAATCACCCAAGCAGTTATTGGGATATTTAACGAGCGGAATACGCCACCGGTAATCGCCTACGCTGCGGTGACCATTATGCGGCGAGAAATGATCAAAACCGATAGGCGCCTACATGTATTCGATGACTCGATTCAGGAGCTTCGAGCTTTCGATGACGATGGCAATGAGATCAGAAGCGCGTGGGAAAAAGGGCACGGAGGCACAATCCAATGAGGCGCGCTCTGCGAGCATTTACCGCTATCGGCATTTTAGGAGGGTATTAATGAAGAAGGTGGACAACACGCTGTCTGAGCAGATTGGCCCGGTACGTTGCGAGCCTTCGTTGAAAGCGGAGCTACTTAAGGATCTGCAAGAAGAGAATCAAGCGAGTGGTCTTCGAACGAAGTTCGGTGAGCACCTGCGATGGATTCTGCGCAAATATATCGCCGATAAGAAGAGGATGAAGTGACCACGAAAACCAATGAATTAATAGAGCAAGTGTTGCTTGCAAACCAGCCCAACTCTGCAAACAAAATCGCCCACATGCTGAAGGTGGCGCTGTCTGCGCTAACTGCGATTTCATTTGGAGTCCACGGCGAGCGGATAATCGCTAGGAACGCCCTCGCCGAAATCGAACGCATCGCCGCCGGGAGGGAGACATGACACTCGACGAACGCTTAGCTGACCTTCGGTCAGAGGTACAAGGCATGGGAGACGGGGTAACGCCGGTGCGCCTCCTCGCCGCGCTCCGGTTGGCGCTGGAGCAGAGGGAGATGTGGTTTTTAGCAAACCACGCAATCAACACCATCGAAAGGGCAGTTACCCTAAGAGCAATTGATGACGCCGATATTATCGCCAAACTGGAGGGCCGGGAGTGAGCGACGAACTAAAATCCGCGATGGAAGTATGGCCGTTAATAAAAACCGCAGGTCTCGATATTCAATGCTGGCCTGACGAAAAAACACCCTCGCTAATGCGCCTTCGCATCACTCTCGGCGTAAATAGCGACGAAAAAACTCAAACCATAATTGACGCACTTATCGATCCCGTTCCGGGCAACGGAGTTATTTGCCAATGGAACAATTTAACCTGGCTCATTCACCAATCCGAAAAACTCGCCCGCCTCGAACAGCTAGCCCAGGCCGCGAAAGAGTTGGCGGAGGTATTTGCGCCGCCGAATTGGGCGGGGCGCGGCAGCGATGAAGCCCGCGCGTTTTTGGAGAAGTATTTCCCGAAGGGGGAGACGTGAGAAAGCAATGCAAGCGCGGTCATCAGCTCGATGGGGCCGTGGTAAGGCGAATGACTGATCTCGGCACGGTAGCACACGAGTGCAAGCGTTGCCGGACGGTTCGGCGACGGATGTACCGCAAAGGGCTGCGCGTGAAGCGCGATGGGTATTGGGATTCGAAAGCTAAATGACCGAGTGGGCCATGCCAGCCGGTTTATACTGGGTAAATGGATGACCTCAAAAAACAGGCTTTAAAGGCTCTCCTGGGCCTCGGCATCAAATGGCTAATGTCCCTCATCCCCTGGCTCGCCGGCTTCACCACGGGGCCATTAGGCTGGTTAGCGGGGCTTTTAGTGGGGTACTTGAGCGGGAAGCTCGCGGACTGGATTGTCTTGCTAGCCAAGCTCAAACAAATCGAGAACACGGTGCATAAAGAGGTCGATGACCTTAACGCCGCGTTAGGTGAATTGGCCCAAGCTCAGAACGACCCGAATGCCTCTAAGGAGCAACATGACAAAGCTTTGGAAAGTGTTACCGCTGCTTTTAATAAGCTTCGCGATTGGCGCGTGCAGCACGGTTGAAATCAAGGACCAAGAGGTCTGCATTGATCTCGTCAAAGACGGCGGGACGTGTAACCACACGCTCAAAGATGACCCTATGGTCTACGCTCCTGGCTCCGAGTGGGACGCGAAACGCTATGGCCGTATCAGTCTTTCGCCGGAGGGATTCGGCGAGTTGAAGATTGAGATCGAGCAGCTCTGCGAAGTCTCCAAGAAATGCACCTGGGAATTCAAAAAAAAGATGAAAGATTTGTGGGCTTGGTACGAGAAGAATAAGCCTAACGATTAAAAATTCCCCTCATCGCAATGCAGGCACGTTAGCCCCACTGATCGCCACATGTCCGCGACTCGCTTGCGATCGTCTACGGCAAAAAGCACATCGAAGAACGGCTCAATGAGTTCGTGGTACCAAGCCTTTTTCATCACGTCGTCCGGCGTGTAGTTCCCCAGTTTCTCGCATGAAAAGCTTGTATTGGTGTGAGGCGATGTCGTCGAAGTCTTTCTTACCGTCATCGCGGATTAGAAACTCTCTTTGTCGGTCGCGTGCGTCGTAAAGAGTTCCGTCGAGATCGATGATGATGGCGTGTCTTTTCACGATGCAAACTCCTTTGACGGGGGTAGCCACTTCTTGCGGAACAAATCGAACAGCCAACCTTTAGCGAATAACCACTCGGCCACATCGGGAAATTTGGTCACCATCCAGTTATTTCCCTTCATGTGGATTTCGTTGTGGTGCGCCTGGCACAGTGGCATTAGGTTCCATGGTTCATCGGGGCCACCTGCGCCCCGAGTCTTTACGTGATGAAAACAATCAGCGACTCGGGAGCAGGCGACACACCTAACCTTGGGGTCTTTATTAACGTAAGACGCGCTCATTTATTCGCATTGAGTTTCAAGCCCGCGCGCAACAGCGTCGTATATTTTCTTTTTGGTTGCGTTGCTCCAGGCGCCTACCGTCTTGTAGATGATCTCGCCCGTGCAGCTCAGAACGTAGGTACTGGGGTAGCTGGAAGTGCCGAACTCTCGCGCCACTTTTCGCTCCGCATCTTTCAGCACCGGGTGATTCGGATTGTGTTTGCCGATCCACTTTACGTAATCGGAATCTCTCGTATCAATACCGACATCGACCACCTGCACGCGCGGAGTTCCGCCGTAATAGTCGGCGAGTTCATCGACGGCAGGAGCGTTGTCGTTGCAATACGGGCATGTATTAAAATACATCTCAACGACGGTGACGGCATTTCTAGCCGGCTGAAACGTCGTTCCCGGAGTTGCATGGTTCATTTGCGGAAGCGCCAGAAGGCTCATTAAAAAAGCAGCCCAAGTCATCATCGTATTCCCCCTTGTGATAGACCGGTTCTCGGTCTGTTCGTTCTCTCAGAAGAAGCCCGCCCTTCAAGACGTAGTCCTGGGTCTCTTCATCAAGCTTTGAAAGTTCCGTCGTGGTGGGATTGTACCACTCAAATTTTGGAGCCGGGATAGTCGAAGGCCGCGGGGCTTTGGGATATAAGCCGCTTCTTGCGGTGCCATTACATTGTTTTCGAATGACGCGCTCTTCAGTGTATTGCGAGTCAATTCGTTTGCACCGAATGAACATTGGCGTCACGCCTTCGTCCACATCGACGGTAACGGTAAGTCCGTGGCATACGTTACAAACGTAACAATTTTCTCTTGGTAGTTTCACACTTCGCACCATAGCACTTTTAGCAAGCGCACTTTCTTCGCCTCGTTAAGTGAATCGTCTGACAAGATAGCGCGAGTAAGTCCATGAGTCGACGGCGGACTGAGGTCACAACCTTTTTCTTCTTCGTTGCGGATTTCGTCCACAATCTCCTCGGTCGCCTTTGACTTTAAGTGAGACTTAGCAACTTCGCCACGCGTTGGATATTTCGCAATGCGGTTGTTGTAACGGAAGTAATCGAGCCAAGCTGCATCTATCTCGGTGCCATCGGCTTTTTTAAAGCCTTCCTCTTTCATGATGCGCAAGATGTCGGCTTTGAGATTACCTTGCTCGAAAAGCTCGCCCATGCGGACGAGAATCTTTTCCTTCATCTCTTTTTGGTATCGCGCACGCTTGAAAACCTTATCGCGTTGCTCGCGCCATGAGCCAGGATGCTTTACTTCTACCACCGGCACCATAGAGCCCGGCTCGTTCTCGATAAGCGTCGTACCTACTACTTCGTCATCGGTAAATTCGGACATGATCGATTCCCCCAAAGCGGAAATGCTATCAGGGTCGGGAATCTAATCAAGACTGTGCCGCGTTACGATTGCGATAAAGCTGATAGAGGTATCGGATGGAAAGAGCAGCGACGGCGCCACAGGCGGCATCGAACCAGCGTTGCGGACCTGGATCAGTGTGGCCATCTTGGTACATGTAGAAAAAGAGATGGCCGATGGTGCAGCCGAACGCGAAGATGGTGAAGCGTCCTTTGCCGAAACCCAAGTTAAGCATGAAGCTGGAGACGCTTCGACCCGTACCGCCCCAGAGCACCAGGAATAAATCGACGAAACCGAGTGCCAGACACAGGATAAAGAGCACTAGACCAGCGAGGGGCATGAGAAAGATTACGCTTTGCATTTAGTCCGCCTTCCTGTTGAGAAAATGAAAGTGCCCGATTTGGTGGCGAAGAATTCCATTTGCTGCATCGAAAGAGATGCCGGAAATCTCCGCGGCTTCCCCGAGCGTTTTTCCCTGGAGCATGAGATCGAGAAACTCTTGCCGCTTCTCCCTAGTCAGGGCTAATCGCGCTTTCTCACATTGTTCGAGCCAATTCATTCTGCTTTTTCCTCGCGCGCTTTGCGTCTTAAAATATTTCCAATCTTGGTCGAAACTTCGGAAGGCACATGGGCCACCTTCAGGAAAAAGAGACAGCCAAATTCATTGATCTTAATTAGCTCGCGCTCTAACCACCAGGAGTCGGCGTTATTGCGCCAATGGAAGCGCTGACAGCGGTACTTGACTGGACAGCCGTTCCCGCCGCATTTTTTGTCCCATCGGCTCATCTTTTCAGTATTGCCTCGATAAAACCATGCATCCCATAAAGCTCTCGCCATACCCTACCGCTTACTTCGAAATTGATTGTCAGCGCCGTAAGCTCCACAACTCGCACTGGAATCCCAAACACCGAAAGAACGTCCCCCTTTATGCTTCCAATGCCATCGGCAAGCTCTTGGCGTAACTTAAAATAGGGGATGGGTGGAATAAGGATTGATATGGGTTTCTCGCCATATTTTGTTTCATAGAAAGTTATTCCGTCCTGTATCTGCCTCAGAATAGAAGTCATGGTTCCCCGTACTTCTCCCGATACGGCACGAGAATCGAGCGGTCATTTGGCCGATCGGGTGGTGTCATATAGACTCGCTCTTTTCCTTGCCATTTGTAGCGGAAGGGCTGATCGATGGGAACTATCAAATCAAGCTTAGCAACGTACTTGCTATCTTTGCCAGTACGGGAGTCCATAGGATGAATAAGAGTCTTTTTCAGGTCGGTCCCGGCACTATCTGCAAGCGATTGCATGCTCTTCATCTTGGCCAAGTTGTAAACTTGGTGCAGCTCTGTTCGTGCAAGTCGCTCGATCTTCCATTGTTCTGCAATGAAGAACTGCCCGACGCGTTTGACTACTTCCGAATAGGGTATCTCCTGGATGGCCGCTTGCGTGAGAACTCCGGTGAGCTGGCTTCGCACTTCCTCCGAATACGTCTCCATGGAGGATTTATACTTATTAATAAGGAGGTTGTTCGTATCCGACGCGATGACTGCCGCATTTACGTTAATCGGGGTAATGGCCCCGAGAAAATGCTCGTCAAAGGCATTGAGTTCCGAAACCAGATGGTTTGCCCCCGCCTTTGCGACAAGCTCACCGGCATCAATCATTGATTCGTTCATGCCATCAGCCATGAATGCCAAGGCGGTTTCGATTTGCAGTAGCACGCCGCGGAGGTGTTGGGCTGTGAACTTGTCACCGCGAACAGTCAGAAGTCGATCCTGGAGGCGTTGCCGAGCGCCAGAGTAAACTTTCTCTAGCCGTTTTGCCTCTGTCTCCTCAAGGCCAACGACCTTCTGGATGTGGTTCTCGACGATGCCCAGCGCATCGACTTCTTCGAAGAAGGGCATTTGAAATTACTTTCTTTCTTTCAGGTCACTAAAACTTACCCATTCTATTTAAAATAGAAGCGAAGTCAGACCAGGCTTGTGGCTTAAAGCGTTGCAGGTAGTCAGGAACGAGAGAAGCCATGCCTTTCATAGATCGTTTAGTGCTGTATCCAGCTCCACGAAGAAAGCCAGTCCCAGAAAGCCCGAACACAGCTACATCACCGGCATTTTGCGCTATGAGCGTGCCCAAGCTGGGTCGTTTTTCGTTCCTGGTTCTTTGTATGCCTCGACTTACAATCGAGCTACCAAACGCTAGCCCTCCCACGAAAACCGGCGCCGCAAGAGCGGGAAGGCTATTGCCGACGGCTTTGATGTTCGATGCTTTGCGAAATACTGCGCGAGCTATCTTTCCAGAGGTGTTAGTACCAACTCGGGATTTGAAATAAGCCTTAGCGATTTTGTCACCTAAAGCCGGAGCTTTAAGGGTGAGTCCGGCTACAACACCAGTCCCTAAAGCAATCGCTGATCCCTTGGAGATATCGCTAAGTCCTTCTTTTACGTGGATAGGAATCACTCGCCCGCCCACTCTGCGAAATGTCACATTCTGATTTCTTTTGGCCATAAATTATAACTCCTATAATTTGGGGCGAAACGCCACGATTCGACCGCGAATTCTCCTGAAAATAATTTTCGCATCTTCAGAGGCGAGCTTTCCCAAAACCGCTTTATGCTTCTTTGCGAAAAGAAAAGCACCACCTAATGCCGTCGCGCCCACCGCACCCTCTACAGCGCCTTTCTTTCGATTACCTGGAGGACCAGCATTGAAGCCACCAATCGCACCACCAATGGCGACAAAGCCAAGGTTTTTCGCAATGCGAATGGATTTAGACGATTGAGTAAAATGCGAAAGATTAACTCCCATTTTTAAAACTTCCTTTCCTTAAAAGCCACCAAATGGATTTATTACCGGTTGTGTATTAATTTTTTCCACCTCGGCTTCGATGTCTTCAACGCCAAAGTCTTTTGCTATGAAACGAGTTCCGGTTTCTCTTGAAATTAAATTTGCTGCGGTGGCCGAGGAAACTACCGCTACCTTCTCCTTCAAATCTACCATGGTGTTCTGAAAGATAGGCGGCCAAACCGTGACGATATCTAAACTTCGAATCTTGTAGCCTTCGGGGATATTCACCGGTGCAGGCTCACCGCGGTCAGTCAGAATGAGATTGGTCAGCGCCATTTTGACCACAAGCGATTTGATGGTGGGCTCGTAGACGGGGCGCAGCTCCTCGACCAATTCCACTAGCGGGCCGTGAAGAATCTCCATCGCCTTGCCGCTCATGTTCTGAGCATTCAATTTGTCGGGATCGAGAAACACCACGCGGGCAATATCGTTGATTCCAAGCCGCATCTTGTCGCGCAATTCGCTAGCTCGCTCAACGCCGGAAAGGTTTGATTCAAGAAATTGGGCTTTGCCTTCACGCCCCATATTCCAGCCCTTAGTGCTCGAACGAATTAGCTCTTCCAGCTCTTCGCCATTCATGCCGTTGATGGTGAGCTGAGGATCTTGGTTGTAAGAGACAGCCTGAGAGCTTTGAGACAGGGAGTAATTGATATCGTCGATAAAATCCAAAATATCTTCGATAAGTGAATAACCGTCTGGATCGCTGTTGCTGTGTACGGTGCAAAACCATTCGCCTTGAATGAAGCCTAGATTATGCTCCGCAACACTTACCACTTCGAAAACGGGATCTTCCTCAGATTGTGGATCAAAGTCAGGGTTGTCATAAAGAACATCCTGAATCGGGCCAAGATCCATCCGAAACCATTTTTCTTTGGGGTCGCCGTGCTCATCGAGATCGGCGTCGTCCTCGTAGACGTACCGAATGGTGACGGATTGAAGCTCCCCGGAAGGAGAGAAGGTTGGGTAACAATATTTAGACTTGTAATGCTGAAGAACGAACTGGCCATCAGTGACCATGAAGCGAAGAAAGCCAGAGCCTACCGCCAAAGACTCGCGGACTGGCTCCAGGATTGAGGCATTAAGCTGACTCGCGGCGATAATAGCCGTCAAGTAACGTTGCGTGTCCGGATCTTCTTCGATGGTAAAAGAGGGGAAGGTTCTACTGCCCACTAATCGCGCGGCGACGCGTCTGGCGAGAGTCTTTGCAAATGCATAATTGATTCGCGGGGCACGCTTTCTAACCGGGATATATTCGTCGGTATTGTGGTCTTTGGTATGGTCCCACGGCACGAGCGAGCAGTATTGTCGGTTCTCGTAATAGGCATCGAAAAGTTCTAGCTTCGGATTGCGGAACTTGGGAGAGCGGTAGGCTAAAAGCCTATCGCTGGATATGATGCCCAAATTATTATCAATGCGCTTGCGAAACCTATCGCTCTTTGGTCGCATGAATCTGGGCCAAAACTTTCCGTCTCTTAGCATTCCCCCACCTCAAAATTGAATTTATTTTATCACGCAAGCCGAGCCATTGGATTGATCGACATTGGCGCGGGTTTATAGACGCCCTGCACAAGCTTCCAAAGCATCTCTAGGGCATCAGGCCCGTCATCATGGTCAGCATGAGGGAATTGCTCCAATTGGTCCAGAAGGACTTGGGACAGCGCACGGTTAAAGAGAATCCAGCCGTGAGTTACCTTGGGCTCTAACTGGTAAATCCTCTTTCTCTTATTCTCCACGTTTTCGACTTCATAGAAAGGGATTCGAATAATTTTGCCGTCTTTTTGTTCAAGTCTCTTACGCTCTGTGACAATGTTTTGCATTAAGAGATTCCGAAACAAGTTCGTTTCTACCGCAAACGAGTGATACTTGAAGCGAAGATGCAGCTCAAAAATTTGCTCGATAAAGACGGTTGGCGGCTTTCTCTCCATCCATGCATGATGCAAAAACAGCCGGTCCTTTGAGTCTTTGTAGCCCGTAAGAATGGCGGCATAGTCTCCCAGTTTACCAGCTTTCGGTTTAACTTCTCCCGTTGCCGGATCGAGCGCCCCACGCGCCTGACCTTCGAGTTCTGACCATGGAACAAGGATATTGCTTTTTTCGATGCGTAAACCTTCGCGCTCCTCGGTGTACCAATGGAATTGAGTAAAGACGGCATCCTCGTCGAGTACCGGGTCATTTTGCTTCTCCTTGCGAAAAGAGCGCATTCCGAATTCGATGATCTCTTTTTGAAGATCAAGGTACGACTCGCGAGCGGGCCAAAGAACCTTAGTTCCTCTAAGCATCTCGGCTTCGTTTTGGCGGTAGAAGGCTTCTGACTCCTCAACACGCTTTGGGTTATCAAGATTGGTGTAAATCTCTTTCCACCTTACCCACAAATCTTCTCGCTCCGACCATTTTTCGATAGCGCGGTAAATGCGGCCGTCGTAGACGGGGTTTTTTAGAGTCTTTGCAAGAAGTGACTGCTTATGAAGGATTGTGCCGATGATCTCAATAGATGTTCCCTGATCGCCGAGTTTTCCAATGACGTCTTGGAACCATTGCTCGTCTTTTTTTCTGAGTGCTTCGTTGTTAACTTCTTCGGAGTCTTCGATATCATCGAGAACAATTTTAGAGGGTCTGAACTGGTTCCAACGTAGCCCTCGAACTTCCACCCCGCGCCCATGGCCCTCATACCGGATTTTATGATCACCCGCATAAGCCACGAAGCCCGTTGCCCCAGGCTTCGCAGAGTCGAAAGAAATCTTGTAAGCTTTGCGTAGGTCAGAATTAGTAAGCAGCTCGTCACGGATATCCTTGATCTTCCCAATAGCGAGAGGATCGGTTGCGGAGAGGATAATGATAAACTTTTCGTTTCCATAACAAAGGTCATGGATCGGCCTGATAAGCGCACGGTGGGTAGTCTTTGCGTAACCGCGAGGCGCAGCAGTCGCGCTTCTAAGCTTCTTCTCACCAATGCGTGGGTGGTCGTAATAATCCTCGTGAAACTGAGAGGGTTCCAGGGTGCAGTAATGGGGAAAGTAGGCGATTGAGAAGATTTCGAGATTAAAAGAGCAAATATCGTAGAGGGTTTCTTCATACTCCTTTTCGCTCCCGTCTTTTTTTAATTCGCTCAATAGCTCCCATAATTCGCTCGTGTCGAGCCTCGTCAATTCCTGGATTCTCATCTTCTGGGTTTCTGTCATCGCCTATCAGCCTTAGATATTGGAAAACAATTTTCATGGCCTGGGTATTGTCTTTAATGCGTACCTGACAGCTTTCGCTGCTACCGGTTTCACCTTCCGAAGCGGAGTATTTTACTTCGAGCGCACCGCGCTGTTTACGCAAAGCGACCTTACCCTTCTCGGTCAGGGTCACTCGCCCCTTAGCGTCGATGTCGATTAAGTCATAGAGGTTCGCGTCAAGCGTCTCTTTGGCTCTACGAAGGGCATGCTCCGCTTTGAGTTCTACCTTTTTGGCAACGCGCTTTGCGAGTTCGCGCACGCGCGCGGAGATGCTTGTAGAAACGAGTAGTTTAGAGGCATAACTTGCCGCGCCGCCTGGTGAATAACCGGCACGAATTGCTGCTTGGGTTGCATTGAAGTCTACGACGTACTCGCGGCAAAACATTTCTTGCTTGGGCGTCAGGCCCTCGCTTTTCGGCATTTTTAGATTCCTTGTTGGATTGAAGACTCCCTCTTCAGGGGCTTTTTGAAATTCTAGCAGGGGTTCTATGGAACTTTATGGCACAGCTCGTTAATTGTGATTCTTGAGATCCGTTGATACTATTTCGCCTTCCGGTGGTGACGCTCACGCGTGGTGCGATATGTCGGTGGGATTTTGAATCCCCTCGTCAGAAAATGTTCGCCGGCCAAATAACATGTCTCGCTTGGTCCCCACTGGGAATTTCTTAAACCAAAGCAGTACATTCAAAACGAAAGGTCTCTAATGGGGAGAGGCGTTCGGATTTCTGGAGAGCTGTTCGAAGGTTGCAGAGCATCGTTGCTCGCCGAGTTTAGAAAATTCCACCGTAAAAATCCGTGGGTATTCCGACTCTTTAAACAACTCGCATTCCAAGCAAAAGAAGCTGGCCGTAAGCGGTACTCGCATCAAGCGATATGGCACATTCTGAGATGGAACTTCGACCTGCCGACAAAGGGACTCGGCGATTACAAGCTATCCAATAACTACATCGCACTTTATGCAAGGCTTGCCATCAAGGAGCATCCAAAGCATTTTGGTCACGGATTCTTTCGGCTTCGTCCGTTTGTGTCCGATAAAAGGAGTAAAGTGAATGACCAAAAAGCAAAAACTAAAAGTCGTGGCAAAAAGAGCGATCAAAAAGCTCGCAAAGCCCACCAAAAAAGTAAAAAAGGTTGAATTCTATTCCCGCTTGCACCCGAGCACCAAAGCCAAGGTTGTGAAGGTAAAGCGCGTAATGAAGTATCGCAGCCTTTGCGAAGCCACCGAGAAGATGCTTGCCGCTATGTGTGATGAGATTCTCTCGGCTGCCTAATTGAAACAGGAAAAAGAAAAGCCCCGAGGAAGCTGTTGGTTGCTGTGGAATCCTCGGGGCTTTCTTATTTAAAATCGATCCGGCTCGTTGACGAGCGTGGGGGGATCGAATATTTGTTCGCTATCAGAAAAAACAAACCGGCAGACTTTCTTTTGCCCGAATCTTTGCCGAGATGTTTTTCGCTCTGAAGCGCGAGAACGGTCTTATCAAATACAGATCACGCGTCAAGAGAGTTTCCGAGAAAAAGGCTAGGCAGTTTAAGCGGGCAAGAGGGTAGAAATTAAAAAGCCACCGGGCAGATGCAATGCCCGGTGGCGAATCGTCACTTTGTACTTGGAAACGTACCCAGCAATACTAGCCCAGAGCGTCGTTTCCATACAACAAAAAAGTGACCGGATTCTCGGGAGGAGATGCAAAACAACGCTCCGAGAAATCGTGACTGCGACCGAATGCGGAGAGTGCGACGGTCAGGTGCCTGGAAACGCAAGGGACTTCTAACCTTGCCTGGGTGGGGCGCCGAAAACTAGGTGATTGTGCAGAGATCACAAAAGCCACCCTGGAAGCTCATCGTCTGTCACTGATGGGCTGTCTCGAAAGCGAGAACTCGGGCCGAGGAAAAAGAAGGCACCACGCTTTTGAGAGCACGTTTCGAACTGACCTTTGGGCCAGTAGTTAGGAAACGTGTCTCTCTGCTCGAATCTGAACCAAGGAAAAAATATGAACTATGCGCTAGTAACGTGCTCCGGATGTGGACAAAATTTTAGAGAATGGGATTTTAAAAAGGCTTCCGGGTTTTGTTCAGAACCATGCAGAAAGATCGCCAAAGCCAGAAGAAAAGCAGCTTTCGGAAAAGTCCCAAAAAAGAAAAAGAGAAAAATTGATTTTTACGACTCTGATGCTTGGAGGATGGTGCGCTATCGGGCGATTAAAAGGGCACAAGGGGCATGTGAGGCATGCGGTGCCACGGCAAACAAGGGAAACCCTCTTCACGTAGATCATATCAAGCCAAGGGCCTTATTTCCCCAATTAGCCCTAATTGAATCAAACCTCCAGGTACTTTGCCGAGATTGCAATATTGGAAAGGGCTATTGGGATCAGACTGATTGGCGAAAAGCTTAAAAAACGCCCTGCCTATTTTTCCTTCTTGTTTGAGACTCGTCGAGTCGTTGAATTGTTATACATTGTGATGCAATTTCTGGTAGACTGTCGTCAAGGGAGGTCCATATGTACAACCCTGACGATCCTAGAGAACGAAAGCAGCAAATGTCACACCCGGCGCCCCCGCCCACTACCAGGGTGATGACTCCAGCGGAAAATTTCCGCATTCAACTCCTGCAGAGCAGCCTGGTATTAAACGGTCATGGAATTGGCTTCAAACAAGGTCAACCCGTAGTGATCGACCAAGCCCGGTTAGATAGCGTCACTGGTTGGCGTAAAGACGTGATTAGAGGGGTCTGGAAAGAGCTACACGCGGCGTACGCAAAAAAAAGAGGGGAGCACTCGCCCCCCTCACCCTGAATCTTCCCACAACCCGTTTAAAAGCAATTCTGGGTAGCTGAACAGTAGCCTATTCGGTCTGTTCTACCAAGGTGCCATTTACGACCTTCACGGCGTGGACAACGACCGATGATTTCGCCTGGCCGCATTTCGTGGTGGCGGTCACGGTGCAAGTGGTGGTCTTCTTCACCGTCACATAGGGCTGCGCCACATTCGGGTCAGACAGCTTCGCCGTTCCCGTGCATTTCCAGCTATAGGCGTGGTCCGGTTGCGCCGGAGTGCCGATCTGAGTGACGCCCGGCTTATCTTCCGGGTTTACCGGAGGTAAAGGCTGCGGGTCGTTGCCACCGCAACGAGCGATGCAAGCCGCCAAGGTGCAGAAAACGAGAAATTCATAAAACATGGTCTTCATTGCGTGTCTCCTCATTGAACCACTACGGTTTTATCCGGGCCGGCATTGGCTATCGGTTGCGGAGTGCATTCCGCTTTGTAGTCGATGAAGGCTGCTTCGGTCACCACGTCGCCCTCGGTGAAGCTCTCACCCATGCGGTAATAACCGTATCCGTCATCGCCCCATCCTGTGCCCCAGGAGTTTTTGATAATCAGATAGTCGCCGGCTTTGTGGCCGTGCTTTTCGCCGCGGAGCCATCCGAAAGCTGCATAGCAATGATTGGTGGCGCCTTTAGCGTTTTTCTCGACCCAGCCGCCGTTACCCAAGGCACTGGCAGATCCGCAGATTTCCAACGGTCCAAGCTCCATCATGGCGCGCTTCATATCGTCCCAGGTCAGATTAACGTCGCCGGTGGCTTCCGCTTTCTGATGGTAAGGGCCGGTGTACTTACATTTCTGAGTGACTCCGCGATACGGGTATTCAGATTCGTAAACGGCGCCCTTTTTCTTGAAAACATCAACGGAGATATAGCCACCGTTGCAAGAGCCAAAGCCCGAGCAGTCGATAATGAATTGGGGGGAGATGTTGATCGAAGCTTTGTCTCTCAAGGCTACGACGCCTTCCATGGCGCTCTTTGCACCCTGCGCCCAGCAGTCACCGCATTGCTGATTGAAGACTTTGCCGGCTAAGGGCCGGTAGTCCAATTCCTCGGGGGCCGGTCTTCCTGCATGCGCTCCCAGCCACATGGGGAAGAGGTGAACCGTTTTCTTGATTTTGGGGTTCGGCTTATAGCCGGTGTGATACTTCTTCCCTTGAATCTCGACGATGTCGTAACCCAGTTTCGGGTCGAAATAGACTTTGTTCTCAGCCTGCGCACCGATGCACAGAAGCATCAAAAGTATAATGAATTTCATGGTTTCCCCCACGTTTAAAAAGCATATTCCTGAAGATTGTACGAAGCTATGGTGCTGACCCCGCCGCTACCAACATCTACGTTCCAAAGGACAAAACGTGCGATATCTCCGTTCCACCCATAGGGGTTGGAACCGGTTTTATAGGCTCCAAAAAGATTGTATGTGGCATCGCCGTCATTTCCGGTGACGCCGGTGCGGGTCAGGTTGGACCCCCCGTTATATGCCTCGTAGCTCGTGCCGCTGGTGGCGCTTCCGCCTGTGTATCGGATGACGATTTGTTTCCAGCTAGCGGTGGGGCTAGAAATCGTCGTCCATCGGTTCACCATCCAGGTGGTATCGCATCCGAAAAACATATCTTTGTAGCCAGCGTTTGAGCTGAAAGCCATTGATGGTGAGCTGCCCGACGCGGCACCCTTAAAAGACCCAAAGTATTTGTACTGTTGATCGAAAGAATTTAGGTAAAGCACCGCATAGATTGTGAAAGCGCTACCCGCAGAAACGAGCGTCCTGGCGCTGGATTTTAACCGCTGTTGCTGGCTCGAATCAATTCGGAAGACGCCCTTACCATTCAAAATGGAAGCCTTGTACGTGGGGCGATTGGTTCCGGACTCCGTCCAGCTTTCCGCATTGCTTGATCTCTCAACGTAGGTCGAGATGGCATCGCCGTCGCTTACCGAGCCGCCATTCATCCCTGCGGTGGCGTTACCATCCATGTCGAGAATGATGTTAGCGGCGTTGGGAAGCGATACGCTCCCCGAAGCGTAGAACCAGGAGTTGCCCATGATGACGGGCAAGGTGAAAAGCAGCACCACGAAGAACGTGGGCAGGCTTAAAATTTTGCGAAGCATTTCTTACCTCGTTACCTTAACGCTCCACTGGAGATCCGCCGCGGAGCTATTCGAGCTGGTGATTAAAGTCAGGGTGTCGCCCGAGGCGAAGGTATTGGCCGCGGTGCATGACGTTAAGCTCGCCGTCGAAGTGACCGAGATGCCCGTGCAGCCCGTGACGTCCACACCACCAATTTGCAGCTTTGCGGTGATGGTTCCCGAAGCCGTCTTAAGACTGACTTCGTTGATCGTTCCCGCATATTTGGCTTTAAGCCGGAGCACGTAGGTTTTGTTGCTCGGGGTCTCCACCATGCCGTCAAGCTGCTCGACTTTAAGCGCGCTGATTTGCGTTTGGGCGCTCGAAGTAAGGCCAGTGACGTAGCTCATTTCCGTGGTACTGGGACCACTCGAACAGGCCACAGGAATGCCGTTAGAATCGGAGCAAAGGGCCTTAGAAGACGTGATTGCGGCCGCCTCGACTATCGCCCCACCGGACGATTGCATAACGCGGTTATTGTTCAGTGCAGCGCCGGAATTGGTTCCGCCGCGGGATACTGCAAGTTGCGCCTCGCTAGAGAAAGCTCCTGTGCCGCTATTGATAACCACATGGTCCGCGGTTCCCACCGCAACCTTCGATCTGGCGATGGCAGCACCAGTGGCGATATCGGCATTGACGATGCTCGTACCCAAATTGAGCTTGGAGTAGGCGATTGCGGCGCCGGAGGCGATATCCGCATTCACGATCGAGCTACCCAAGTTTAATTTCGAATAAGCAATGGCCGCACCGGTCGCGATATCCGCGTTCACGATGCTGCCGGCCAAACTCAGTTTTGAGTAGGCAATTGCAGCGCCAGAAGCGATATCGGCATCAACGATAGAAGCCAATAAGCTTAGTTTTGAGTAGGCAATCGCCGCAGAACTAGAGACATCGGCATTCACGATGCCGCCTGTCAGATTCAGCTTGCTGTAAGCGATGGCCGCGGAGTTTGAAACGTCCGCATTTACCAGGCTCGCAAACGATACGACGCCAGAAGTCGCTTTGCAGATTCCGGTGCCGGAGGCTCTTTTTAAAAGCTTGCCAGTCGTACCAGAATAAAGCGCCATCTCGGAATCGACACTCGCCGCGGGGCCTACAACGTCGCCGGTGCCGGCAGCACTTCCCCAAGCCGCGCCATCAGCGCCGTCTGACATGAGCACTAGGCCAGAGCCTTCGCCCGTACTTTTGATAGCGGTGCCTTCAGGATGTCCACCGCCCAAATTTACGAAGCCGCTTGCGAACGCAACATTGGCGGCTAAGAGGAGGAGAAAAAGTTTTTTCATTGGTTAAATCCTTCTGCCGTAAAAGAACAATCGAACATCGCCGGAGGTGCAGGCACCACCGGTTGCGCTTCTCGCGTAAACCGCGCCACCCAACCAAATATCATCGAGCACAAGCGCCGTTCCCGACGGCACATAAAGCTCGTAATTCGTATTCGCTGGCGCCGTGGTCGCGGTGCCGCTTGAAAAATCCAAGAACATGTTGCAGCCGTCATTTACGACGACCACCGAGCTTTGACCTTGGAGATCAGAAACCAAAAGGCTTTGCGCATTCGCAGCGCTATAAGCAGCCGGCATCGAAGCCCCACCCGAAAGCGTGACCGCGACTTTACGATGTTGTTGGGCGTGGGCGATGGGAGCAACCATCGAAAGCCCCAGAAAGAGCGTGAGAAACAAAAGGATTCGTTGCGTCATGTAGGATTCCCCCAAATTGCAATTATGATAGCACGGTTCAGCTCGCCGGCGCGGTCCCGTACTCACTCACCCACAGATAAATGTAATCGTTGCCCTGCGTGAATTTCTTGCACGCGGTGAGCGAGTCGATCTGACAATCATCCGCCCAGACCAAACCATTCATAACGTCCATCACCGACTTCAGGAGATTATCAATGTCTGGACGCTGCGCGTGGTAGTTCCGAGGCTCCCGACTATGGAAATGAAAATCGACTCGAACGTTCAGCGGGCCCCGGAAGAGTTGATGCCTCCTTCCGATCTGCTCCTTCGCTAACTTCTTTAGCTGATATGCAAAGATCCTATTTTTCTTCGGGTTGAAAACGCCGACGCGGGGCTTTTTTCCCCGGCGAATGAAAGCGCGAGGGCGTTCCTTTGGGCGGGCCTTTATGTTCAAAAGCAAAGCGATGCTCTTGGGCTCCATGCCGCTCCGATCTCGATTTTAGTATTGGGGAAAAAACAGAGAGTGCCTAGTTATAGCACCCTCAGAAACTCCACCTACACGTGGCAGGCGAGCTAAGGCGTCACCAATAGTTTACTCTGCTTCTCATGATTCTCGACGAATTGTTTTTCCTTCTCGTTTGCGAAAGCACGCGCTAAGTCGTCGATTCTTTTCATGGGCAGGATAATCAGCTCCTCCTGGCCGTCCGGCGATTTAATACGCCGCATTTCTTCCATGTTCTTGAAGATGGCGCCGGCTTTTTCTTGGATATCGACGAGCCATTCAATTTGAGCTTCGCTAGGATAGGGTTTGCCGGAGAAGCGAAAAACATTTCCAGCTCGAGCAACACCAGCAAGAAATAATTTGCACTTAGCTGGCGAGATACCGAACGTGAGAGCCATTCCCGTGGCTGTCTTGTTAATCCATTGCTCTTGCGTCATAAACGAAACCCCCAGGCAGAAATTCTACCTGGGGGCTCGCTAGAAGGGAAACCAGAAGGTCGGCACCCAATTACCCGCCCCTCATCTCCTCTCTTAAGACTGCTTTGGGAACACATCTTTTTTCCAGCCAAAGATTTCGACGACGCTCTCGTTTTTCATTTTTGATTTTGTTGCGGAATATGAAGAAGGAAGGCCCTACCTTAAGAGCCTGCCTTAAAACGATATTCCTCACACGACAAGGGCTGAGTCGATATTTTTTTGCGAGTTGCTTATAGGTTACGTCGATATTTGCCCACTCGGAAGCTATTTGCTGGTCTCGACGCACAAGGCGAGGGTCATTCGTTTTTAATTTTGTGACCTCTGCACAAAGCCGACGAATAACATTCGCAGACTTAATCGCCCTCTTCAAATGAAGTTCGCGCCACTCGGGCTCGTCCCTCATAGCCACAATATTGTCCGAAAGACGAAGTGCAACAGTTCTAACGAGTCGTAGATTTTTCAACTCAACTTCCAGAATCTCCTCTTCTCTTTCCGGCGAATTTTTACCCATTCCTGTCTCCTTCGATGTCAGCGCACCACTTGCAACGACCTTTTAGAATCTCCGCAGCAGGACGCCACGCGCGGCAGCGCGTGCAACGGAACCATAGTTTCGCTTTTTCGGTCATGGATTGTTTTCCACCTTTTTTACTGGAACCGGATCCGGAGCCCAAGCTTGATGCTTCACTCCGCAGAAGTTAACCGTTCGGCTCACGATATCCAAATAGCCTGTGGAATCGTCATCAACGTATTCCATCAATCCATCGTCGAACAGCGCCACAAGCTTGATGGGGTTCCATTCGATCATGCCGTCATGCTCATAGCCAGCCCACACATTTTGTACCGGGCAAAGCTGAATGATTTTAGGTTCTGATTTTGCCATTACGGCACCCCCATTCCGGTGAAGTCACCGCCACCTTCCGCAATAAACTCGTTATCGATAGCACCGTGAGATTTGATCGTTTCGTCGATAGCCTCCTGCATGTCCTGCTCGCTACCGAGCTTTGCTTTTGGCTTTGCCCGCATAATCTGCAACAGAAGGTCCATCTGGCCCGAAGTGAGATCGTCCCATGACTTCACATCGGGAAGATTGAACTCGACCAGAGCCTTCACATCGCGGACGCCGTAGCCAAGTGTCTCAGCCTCGGCAAACATCGCCTTGCCCTTCTTCTTGAGTTCTTCGTGGAGTTGGCGCACCTCCGCGGGCTTTTTCAACTCACCCTTGCCGGAGCTAAGCCACTTCACAAAGGCTTCACCCGTTTCTTTGGTTGGCACCACAAATTGACCATCGAAGATACCAGTACGATCTTTCGATGCGCTCGCTGAGTGGTTCATGGCGAGGTCGAGCACCGTTGTAAACTCATACTCCATACCGTCGCGCTGAATCGGAGCCATGCCGAGTTTTTTCACGGAACCATCGGCCATCTGCGCATATTCCTGCTTGCTGCGCATCGTGCAAATCATGTGGATCTGCGCTTGGAGAAGCCACGCCTTAAATTGCTCGTGCTCCTTAGTGATCGCTCCCCAATTGGCAAAGTGACTTTTATGCTTTCGGTCACCGCCTGACCCGCGCGCGTCCAGCTCCTCTTTCTTTGTAAGAAGGCCACCATCCGACGCCCAGACATGGCTGATGCTGTCGATAATAAGAACATCGTAGCCATCGTCCACCGCACGCTTTATCGCGTCGATATGTTTCTGCACCGTGTAAGGCGGCTTAATGGAAAGAGTGTCGAAGTCGAATCGGTCCGCGTATAGCGAAGCCGAATCATTCTCCGTGTCGATTACTGCGATTTTAGATCCAATGCCGGTTGCCATCATTAGCGCCGAAAGTGTTTTTCCCGCGCCAGAAGGTCCGGTCAAAGCAATCTTCAAAAAGACTTTTCGCTTTTCTGCCTTTCTGAATCCAACCATTGCCTGACTCATTTACTTTTCTCCTGTGTTGATGTTTAATTGTCCGCAGATTAGCGTACAAGGACACCAAGTGCAAGCAAAAGTGATTGCAAAACCAACTCTAGGATTTATTCCAAAAGAGCCTAGCTTCGAGATCCTCCACATGAGGGAATATCGAGATGCTATTGGGCTTACTCTCCAACAACTTGCTGATTTAACCGGTCTCTCTCGTAGCTATATCCACGATATCGAAACAGGTAGAAGGGCAGCGCCACAATCAACAGCTTCTATCATTTCTGGGATTCTGGACAAAGCTTGGGAGGAAAAATGCCAAACGAAAAAATCACACGTGAAAAAATAATTGAGCTTTACGACGCCGTCGAAACCGCGAAGAAGAGTCTCGCGATTGCGGAGGGTGAGTTGTCTTTTGCGCGCTCTTTGCATAACGAAAGGCTCAATGACTACGAACGTGCGCTTAAAGCGTGGAACGACGCAACCGAAAAACTTTCTAAGGAGCTGACCAAATGAAGCAACTCGATATCAAGTTGGATTTCACAAAACAACAAGACTTCGTTGTCTTTGATTTCGCTGAGGAGCAGGGCTTGGTGCTCAGTTTCCAAAGCGAAGACGACGAAATTTCGCTATCGTTCCTAGAGGAGGGGCAACCGTGAGAAAAGCATACACAGTCGTAAAGGGCTCAAGAGAAAACATTCTTCTTCAAGCTCGCAAAGTCTCCGATGGAGATCCTTTT